AATTGTCCAGTATGTAGAGGGTATATTAAAGATTTTCAACCTTTGTATTTATAATTTCTCTAATAAAGATTTAAAAAATTGTCTATCATTATTTTTACTTGTATTTGGTTTTATAAATATATAATATTTTTCAGGATCTATAGTTACATTATAATTATTATTTTTTATTGTTATTTTATTTAATAATTCATCAATACAAATTATTTTACCTTTGTATTCATTTGTTAAATTATTTCGTTTTATTAAAACAATATAATCATTTAAATAAAAATCATTATCTTTATCGAATTCATAATCTTCTAACAATATTTTTAATTTTGTTGATAAAAAAAACATAATAGTTTCACTTTTATCAGTTGTTAAATCAATTATAGTTTTTAAAGGTTCTATATCTATAATATCCATAATATTATTATTATTTATTTATTTTTTAAATTTATTTATAAAATACTTAAAAAACTATTATTAAATATAATTATAAAATGGTAGCAATTGGAATTGATTTGGGAACAACTTATTCTTGTGTTGGTTGGTGGAAAGATAATAGATGCGAAATTATTGCAAATGATCAAGGAAATAGAACAACACCTTCTTATGTCGCTTTCACGAATGAAGAAAGACTAATTGGTGATGGTGCTAAGAATCAGGCAGCAATGAATCCTGAGAACACTGTTTATGATGCTAAAAGACTTATTGGTAGAAAATTTGATGATCCTATTGTTAAGTCTGAAGCAAAATTATTTCCTTTTAATCTTGTTGAAAATAATAACTCTATTAATATTCAAGTCAATTACAAAGGTGAAGATAAAACTTTTAAACCAGAAGAAATTTCTTCTATGGTTTTGATTAAAATGAAAGAAATCGCAGAAGCATATATCGGTCAACCAGTAACCGATGCTGTTATTACTGTACCTGCGTATTTTAATGATTCTCAAAGAAATTCTACTAAGGATGCTGGTAGAATTGCTGGTCTAAATGTCCTTAGAATTATTAATGAACCTACTGCTGCCGCAATCGCATATGGATTAGATAAAAAAGATAAAGAACAAAATGTTTTAATTTTTGATCTAGGTGGTGGAACATTTGATGTTAGTGTACTTACAATAGAGGACGGAATTTTTGAAGTCAAAGCAACAGCAGGTGATACTCACTTAGGTGGTGAAGATTTTGATAATATTCTTGTAAATCACTTTGCTACAGAATTTAAGAGAAAATTTAAATGTGATCTTATGGAATCTAAAAAATCTGTGAGGAGACTTAAAACAGCATGTGAAAGAGCAAAAAGAACTCTTTCTAGTTCTCAAACAGCATCTATTGAACTTGATTCATTGTTTGAAGGTAATGATTTTTTTACAAATATTACACGTGCCCGTTTTGAATCCCTTTGTATGAATCAATTTCAGAAATGTATTGAACCTGTTACAAAAGTTTTGAGAGATTCAAAAATTTCTAAAACAAATATTCATGATATTGTCCTTGTTGGAGGCAGTACACGTATTCCTAAGGTTCAACAATTACTAACTGAATTTTTTAATGGAAAAGAACTTTGTAAAAGTATTAATCCTGATGAAGCTGTTGCTTTTGGTGCCTCTGTTCAAGCAGCAATTCTTTCTGGTGATACAGTAGAAGGTGATAAGACAAGTGATTTACTTCTATTAGATGTTGCTCCTTTATCACTTGGAATTGAAACTGCTGGTGGAGTTATGACAAAACTTATCCCAAGAAATACAACTATCCCTACAAAGAAATCACAAATTTTCTCTACTTATGAAAATAATCAATCTGGTGTTAATATTCAAGTATATGAAGGTGAAAGAGCAATGACAAAAGATAATAATCTTTTAGGTGATTTTCACCTTGATGGAATTCCTCCTGCACCTAGAGGTGTTCCTCAAATAGAAGTGACATTTGATCTTGATGCCAATGGTATTATGAATGTTTCAGCACTTGAAAAGGGTACTGGTAAGAAACAAGAAATTACTATTAAAAATGAAGGTGATCGTTTGACCCAAGAAGATATTGAAAGAATGGTTAAAGAAGCAGAAAAATTCAAGGAAGAAGATGAACTTATTAGAGAAAAAGTTGAAGCATTCAACCAATATGAAGCACTTATTTACCAAACAAAATCTACTATTGAAAGTAAAGAAGTTAGTGAAAAATTATCTGATGAAGATAAAGAAGAAGTTACAAGTATTGTAAATGAACATGAAGAATGGTTGAATTCTAATAAAGAAATGACTGATAAAACTATGGTTGAACAAAAAATGAAAGAACTTCAAGATTCTGTTTCTCCAATTATGAGTAAATTATATGATAATAATGGACAACCTGGTGCAGGTGGTATGCCCGATATGAGTAATTTAGATCCTGAAATGATGGCAAAGATGGCAAGTCAAATGGGTGGAGGCGGTATGCCAAGTATGCCTAGTGAAACTTCCCAACCAACCATTGATGAAGTTGATTAAATAATGATTTATCTATTTTTTTTCTAAATAATTTAAAATAATCATTATCTTTTAATATTATTATTTTTTTAGGCATGTTTTCCTTTTTAAACATTTTTAATAAAATATTTTATTTTAATCAAATTTAATTATATTTTAATTCTATTTTATAAGGAAAACAATGTTTTAATTCTTCCATTCCATCTTCATTTCGGTTTAATCTTTGATCTTTAACCATACTAATATAAGAATTATGTCCTACTAATGCTATATTGTTATAATCATTTGAATCAATAAAATCATATAATGAATTTATCCTTTGTAATAAATTTTCTATTGTTTCACCTGTATGATCATTCCATGATGGATCAATATTATCTTTAATATTACTAAAATCTACTCTTGGAAATATTTTTTTTAAAGTATTAATATCTTTTCTTTTATTACATGTATGTAAACTATTAGGATATTCACGAACTGATTCTAATGCAACTATTTTTACATTAGTATCTTTAAATATATTCATTGCTGTTTGAAGAGTTCTTGATAGAGGCGAAACTATTACTAAATCAATTTTATCTTTATTATCCCATTTATTACCTAACTCAATTGATTGATTAATTCCATTAAGAGTTAAATTAGTATCATAAAAATTCTTATCAAAAAATGTTTTCATACCCCATTGTTGATATAAAATATTATGAGTTGATTCACCATGCCTAATACAAAAGATATTTACTAATTTCATTTAATATTAATAATAATTATATTATATTTTTATATATTAATAATATGAAATTAACAAAAGATTTGGTATATAAAACTATTTATATTTCGTTAATACTGCAAGTTTTAACAACTGCTGTATCATTGGACGGTTTTAATTATAAATTAAATCCTATTGATGATTCACTGAAAGATGTATTAAAAATAGAAACTGTCGTTCAGTTCATTGAAGGATTTGTTTATTTATGGATCTCATTTGCAATAACTAATCTTGATACTATGGTAGATAGAAGATATTTAGACTGGGCAATTACAACACCATTAATGTTAATATCAACAATTATATTCATGGAATATAATCTTATAAAAGAAAAATATAAAAAAGGTATTAAAACTGAAGAATTTTTACAAGAAAATATTCCTGAAATAATTCAAATAGTTATTTTTAATGGATTAATGTTATTATTCGGTTATTTAGGAGAAAAAAATATTATGAATAAAGATTTATCAATTATTATAGGATTTATATTCTTCTTTTTGACATTTAGATTAATATATTCAAGATATGTAAATAATAATGATACTAATTTAAAACTATTTATTTTTATATTTGTAATATGGTCACTATATGGTGTTTCAGCTAAATTTGGACCTGTTCCAAAAAATGTAAGTTATAACTTTTTAGATATTATTGCTAAGAATTTCTATGGATTATTTATTTATTACAAAATCCTTCAAATTAAACAAGTTTAAAGTAAATTCAAAAATGAATTACTTGGTTCAATAATTTCTATATTTTCATTAATAATATTATTTAATAAAATATCATCTATTAAATTTAAATCATTTATAATATAAACAGGTGCTACAGGAGGTTGTATCATAAAAATAAAATCTAATAACCTTTTAACTCTTGGACTAGGAATATAAATTATAGATTTTTGTAAGTACTGATAATCTTTTCTTCTAAGTGTTCTTATAAATAATGCCATCTTTATACTATATTTAATTGGAACATATCCAACATTTTCACAATTAAAAATAAAGATAAAATCTTTTTTATTTTCATATAATTCTAACCATTTATTTAAGAAATATTCAAAATCATTATTATCTGTTATAGTTTCACCAAATGTTACCCTAACTATTGATTTTTCATTATATTCAGAATAATCATAATTTGTGAACATTTTTATATATTATATATTATAATGGTTAAAAGAACTTCTAGAAAATATTCTAGAAAAATATCAAAGAAATATTCTAGAAAAACTTATAAAAAAAAATATTCTAGAAAAAATTATAAAAAAAAGAATAAAAGAACTAAGAAAAGAAAAAGTAATAAAAAAAAGAATATTATGAAAGGTGGTAATTTTAAAACAAGATTAACAAGTATCCCTGAATTTGATGAAAAACCAGAATGGTATGGAGAACCTAATTTAGACACTTTTTTAAAAAGTAATATGAAGATAGATGGTGTAGATAATGATGTAAAATTGGGTTGTTTTAAAGAAATTATCATTGCTGGATTTACAGATTGTATGCGTAATGGAATTAATGGTATTATAGAATTTTTAAATGAATTTGCTGAAGAAAAATCCAGTACACGTGGGTGGAAATGGTATGTAGTTGCAGCAGGTGGTGATGGATTTAATAGATTGCTTACAGATGCGGATAAAAGACCTATATCACCTGATATAGATGTTAAGGTAACATATGATATATTTGGACTAGGAGATAATTTATCAAAATATATACGATATTTACAAGTTTCTACAGAAGTTTCAGCAGCACTAGATGCTGCTGTTGTGTATATAAATCATAATATAACCAGGGAACCAGTGCCCGAGAAACCACCGACCTTACCAGAAGGATTTGGTTATACTCTATTAGATCAATTTATAATTTTATTTAAAAAATGGAAAGGTTTATGTGACTATCATAATTTCTTAAAACCTTTCGAAAAACTTAATCATGCGGAGATTGGAAATTTTAAAACAATATTTGAAGATTATTTTAAATTATTCAACATGAAAGATTATCCACCTAGATTAATTAAAAGATTATCATTAATGGAATCTGGATATAATGGAAAAACACTTGTATTTAATAATATTACATTATATGCTTTAGATTTAAAATTCTTAAATTTACCTAGTTTTAGTGGATTTGCTGGTATTCTTGATGTAGTTATAACTATACCAGACCAAATGGGATTTTTAACTGGACCTCCACAAAATCCACAAAATCTAGATAGTGATTTTAAACAAGAAGATGATTCACGGAAAACTTATAGTATATCAGAAAATTATTATTTACATGATATGGAAATATTACTTTTATTTGGTTTAAGGATAGGTAATCATAAAATTATAAAAGATATTGATCGGTTGACTACTTGGATTAAAGATAAAGGCATTACTTATTTTAAATCTGTTGCTGATAGAACTAAGATTACTGGTACTAGTAATATTAATAAAAAATTAAGAGAATTATATAAAAAAATTAAATCTATTAAAGAAGATATAACCAAAGCGGGTGATTATCCTTCTAATAAACAAAAAAGTTTAGAAGATAATTTTGAAAATTTAACCAAAGAAATAACATCCTTAGTTGGTGGATCCAAAAAATCCAATAAAAAAAAAAATAATCATAAGCAAAATATGAAAGGTGGAGGTATATATAATGATCTTTATAATGAACAAAGATATCAGTTATTCATAAGCGGTTTAGAAGAAATTCATAATTTACCAGTTATAACAGATAATGAAAAATTTGAATCAGGTATAGAGGTAATTAAACTAATACCAGGTTGTGATTGTAAAATTAATTATAATAATGTAGAACATGTAGTAAATGGAATAGGTACTATAATTCCTTCTTTTGATATTATTAATAGTAAAATGACTGGCGGTAGTATAAAAAAAAAACTAATCGGTGGTAGAAGATTAAATAAAGATAAAATTCATAATCCTTTATTAGATTACTATGATTATTTTTCATTTGCTAAATTATTTAAATACATAAATGTTTATGATATTTATATTCAGAACGATAATAAAATTTATACTTTAATACCATTTTTATTTCACTATAATCAAAGTTTAGGTAAAATAATTGATAATGAAGGTAAAGTTTCAAAAGATGTTATAGAACCCGAGGATTTTTCTAAAGGACCTAATTTTTACAAAAAAGCATTATATTTAGCTAAAGGTGAAAATATATATGCAGAAAGAGAAGATGCAATTATTAATCGTCCTCCATACCTTATGTATGATTCAAAAGATAATCAATATTATAATTCAAAATTAGATGATGGTATATTTGCTATAAAAGGAGATTTTAAACCTATATTTAGAACTAATACTATGATGACAGAACCAGTCCAACAAATACTATGTATATATATATTATCATACCTTATTGATTCATTTAAGACTAACCCTAAACTTATACCATATATTTGTCATTATAGATTTCCTCACCCAATAAGTTCTGGATCAATTGATCAAAATGATAAATTTGTTTTACAATATTTACTACAATCACCATTTAAGCAATGTAATCCTATTAATATACAAGATTTAATAGATAATCTTGATAAGCCTGATGATGCTGCCACCGCTGCCGCCACCCGTAAAAAAAATGTAGTTTATCATTTAAAAAAAATTCAATATCAATTATTTGGATTATTATATAATATAATTGAAAGAGCAGAAATTGTAGCAGAACCAGATTCTTCTTCTACAATTTCTGCTCTTGCTGATGCTATTGTTGAATATAAAAAAGCAAAAGAAATAGTTAACTTAGTCCATGGTGTTTTAACAAATGTTTTACAAGGATTAATAAATGAAGATATTGGAAAATATACTGAACCACCTAAAACCGCAAGTAAACAAGAAAAGGAAACAATACTACGGACTTTACAAGATCTTTGGAATAAAGAAGACAATAGTTTTTTAGAAATTCTCCGCCGGGCCACCGGCGCGGAAACTTAACGATAAAAAGGTCCTCCATTATAAGGTACACTAAAATACCCACAAAATATTTCATAATTATATTTATCTGACGCTTTATCTTCTTCTTTTGAATAATTTCTATCTGCAGTTAATGGATCTGTTATAGGATTTAATGAAGCATCATAATTTTTTATTTTACCTTTACCTTGCTTATGAGACCATAAATACCCTTCTGGTGTTGGCATATCCTGACGATAAAAATGATAATCTCTATGTTCTCCTTTATTATCTAAAACAATAGCAATACGATAATGATTACAAGGCAAAACTTCATTTAATGATACTTTTCTTAAAGTTATATTATAATCTTTTTCTATATTATAAATTATATTCTTACAAGTTAAATTATTTTTATTTGTGTTTGATATCTCTCCTGGTTGGATTTTATGTTTATTTTCTGGATCAGGATTCTTATCAACCAAATTAAAAGCATATGAATAACAATTTGTTATTTGTAAATCTTGCTCTCTTAAATTATCCCAAAATAAAGGTTCCCACTTTGGTTTCTGAAAAGGACATTTTATTTTACTCATATATACTATTTATAAAAAAAAATTTGTATTTAATAATAAGAGATTTTTTATTTTTCAAAAACTTTAATTAAATAAATATCTTGACCCTTATTCTCAAAGAAATTCTCTAATACTATAAAATTATTTAGATCTACTAAAATAGGATATTCATAACTATAATATCTAATTACTGATTTATTTATGATATATTTATCTTTTTCTTTATTGTATTTTAAATGTAATTCGTTAATAATTTCATCTGAAGATTCTTCATTATATAGGACATATTCTTCAAGTAGTTTATAAATATTCCTAGATTTTATCCGATTATAAAGATCAAATGCTTTTTTATTTTCTTCTAAATTATCTCCAATAAAATCTAATGAATGAACTATTGTATCTGAAAATGTACAGAATTTTTCCCAATCACATTCTTTAATTGATTTATTAATATTAAATGTTGGTTCAAGATTTTGTAAAACTTCACCCATCATTAGTTCGATTGATTTCACAGTTTTATGATTACAAACTTTTTTATAAATTATAAATCTTGACTGAAAGAACATATCAAGTAAATATTTAATTTCTTGTCTGTAAAACATCTTATCTGTTATAATTGTATTATTCATTATCAGTACTACAAAATTATAATTAAAATCATATTTATTTTCTATTCCTGTCATTTTCATATCCCTTAACATATAATCAAAACGATCTGTATCAATACCATTTTTATTAGAAACTATCTGATACAAATATTTTTTATTATCATTAATATTTTGAGGATAAATTACTTTATAAATAAAATCTAATTCTATTCCTGTATATCCTAAACCATAAATATCATTCATATTCTTAAAAATCTCTATAGATCTATATTCATGTTCTGTATCAGTTACATAACTATCAAACAAATGTGAAAACGGACCATGTCCTATATCATGAATAAGTGCTGCAACTGAAATTAGTTCATATTGTTTCTTATCAAAATATTTAATATCTTTATTTAAAATATCCATATATAATCTTGTTAAGTGATAAACTCCTAGACTATGTTCAAAACGATTATGAGATGCCGAAGGAAATACTGAATAAACACATCCAAGTTGTTTGACATTTCTTAGACGCTGAAACTCAGGAGTATCAATGATTAGTTTTGCAGATTTACAGATATTAATATATCCGTGAATATGGTCAAAAATTTTCATTTAATATTTATAAAAAAAAAATATATAATATTCAAATTTATTTACAAATTATAATTTCCACCACGATTAATAAATTTATCATAATCAAAACCAGTTTGTTTAATAGCATCTTTAAATCCTATATCTAAAATATTATCAGAATAAATATATTTATTATTATGATTTTGATAAAATTTACCATCAGGTGATATCATTATATAACTTGATTCCATATCATCATTATCTTCTTTTATCAATATATTCTTTTTTTGTAAATTTTTATGACGATTTATAAAACTATAAAAATTATCATCAGTAATAGATAAATCATCATATACATGATCATTTTCTCCTATAATTTTTAAGATTTTAAAAACTTTCCATCTTTTAACATTATTGTTAACGATAAAATCATTCCAATCTTCATGATAATTATCCCTTAGAATAACTGTGTTTAATTTTGTGTAAATATTTAAATCTAATTCTTTATTCATTTTATTAATCCTTGTTAATGCCCTTTCTGTTATTTCTACATGATTCCCAAATCCTCTACCTATTTTAGTATTGGTTTCATTATCTAAACTATCACAACTAATACCTATTTGATCTAAGTATTTACCATAATTCATTAACCATGAATTTGTCATTCTAGAAGCATTTGAAATTATAGATGTTTTTAATCCTATTTCTTTTGAAAATTTAATATATTCTCCAACATTTTTATTTAAAAGTGGTTCTCCACCTGCAAAATTAATTTTATAAATATCATTTCTTTTTATTTCTTCTAATAACTTAAAACCATCTGTTAAATTAAGATTTGTTTTAATTTTTGAAAAATGGGCGTAGCAAAATTTACATTTATAATTACAATCTTTCTCCAAATGCCAATTTACTGTAATCCTTTTAATACGATTCATAATTTATTTTATAAAAAAATATTATTATATTCAAATTTAATAATCAAATTCATTTTCTTCTTCTTGTTCTGAATCAGAACTATCTAAATTATTTTCTTCTATAAAACTTTGTTCTATTCCACTCCTATAGTTTAAACATCTATTACAACTACATTCTGTATAATACATATCAAATGCCGGACAAACTAAATCTATCATATTTTCATAATGCATTAACTCTATAGGGTCACCTACTATAAACCACCAATCATATTCATTTTTATGATAATAAAAAGTATAATTAGTATTTTCTATATTATGAACTTTCATTAAACCTAATAGTTTTTGTTTTAATAAATCAATAATATCTGGTGCTGAAACAACTTCTTCACATTTATCATGTAAATTAAACCTTGTTACGCCATAATCTAATAGTTCTGTTTCAAGTGAAAAAAGTATAGTTAAACATAAATTACTATAAACATTATTTATATGATTTTCTTTATCCTCAGAAATTTGTTTCCATTTTTGAATTTCTTCATTTAATTTTTTCCTTTCTTCTTCCAATTCTTCATTTAATTTATCAATGATTACTAATGAAGAACAAGTTTCTTCTGAATCAGATTTAAATTTCCTCAAACTAATTAATTCTTTTTCTATATCCATAAGATAATAAAAATAATAAAAAAACTTTAAATGATAATATTTATTAATTAACTTACTATCGTAATCTACTCAGAATTAAACTTACGACGTTCACTAACGGATTCTATCTTTCTGTGATTCTTTGGTTTGGTGTTGTAGGATTTCTTCTTCTTAGGAAAGGGTATTTCAGTGGACCTGTCCGCCTTTTGCGGACGCTTGCCTTTCTTCTCACGAATGTTCATGCGCTGCGTAGATTCGGTGTTCTTGTATGCCATTGTTACAATTATGTTTTAAAATGTAAAAAATGTTAATTTCAAATTTTTAAGACATTATTAATTAAGATAGAAAAAATGTACTAATCTAATCTAATCTAAGGAATGTATGATAGTACCTACCGACTCGGGGTCAAGGTTCGGCAGCGCGGCACTGGAGAAGGATTCAGGTCCACCAACCCGATGCTTGTCGTCGCAGGGCGACCAGCTCCTCGTCCAAAGTCCCAGGCCGACCGAGGCAGATCCTTCTCGATCGGATCACAGATGGATTCGCTGAGACCTTCCGAGAAGAGTCTGTTGCGCTGTCGCTGGATGTGGAGGATACATGCCTGTCTCTCCCGCTCGGCACCAGACTCGAATTTTGCCTCAAGAATTCGGTACGCATCCTGGAGAGCACAAATACGACTCTGCCGCGCCATGGAGGTCTCCCGGAGGGCATCGTATTTCTTCTGGAGAGCAGTCAGTGAATCTTCCGCTTCGCGCGCTCGGTGACGGAGCGTTTCCGCCGATCGCATAGCGCAACGCGCTAAATCTAGATCTTCAGAAGCATTTGCGGTGGAAGCGGCATCTACCGAAGCAGCAGCAGCAGCAGCAGCAGCAGCAGCAAGCAGTTTTTCGGTCAGTGACCGGACGAACAAGACAGAAAAGAGGATAGCACACAGCAGGAAGATCGTCAGAACGATTTCGAAAGCGGTAACGAAGGTCATAGTTCGGGTTGATATCTCTTTGATTTTGGTTTCATTCAATCTTAGTTTCAAATTTATAAATAATAAGAGCAATATAATAATAACAAGAGCAATATTAATAGTAAGAGCAATAAACATTGATGTGTCAATAACCTATCAAAGGTGTTGTTTGAGATCTCTAGATATTTACTACGAGAAAGATCTTATTCTGTCTCTGTAATAAATTTTTTCTAATGATAGAATCAGTCTATCTTTATAAATTTGAATTTTGTTTTACAGAACTCTAAATCAAGTGCTATCAGAATTATGTCTTCAGTAGTAAATCACATCGCCGTCATCGCCATCAACATCATCAACATGTTCCTATGGTATAGTTATGTATGTAGTTTAGACTTCACCTGTCCCAAAGATATTTACTCTGCGATGTTTGTCTTCCTGATCAACTTGACTGCGTATGCTTCCGGATACATTTCTTCTGATGGAGACAAATTGAAAAAAATCCATTAGTTCTTCTGACATTTAATATCTATTACTATTAGTTTTTTTATCTTAATACTAAATGAAGTGTTGATTCTTTTTGGATATTATAATCGGCAAGCGTCCGACCATCTTCTAATTGCTTGCCGGCAAATATTAATCGTTGCTGATCCGGAGGTATCCCTTCCTTGTCTTGAATTTTCGCCTTGACATTCTCAATAGTATCAGTCCCTTCAACTTCTAATGTAATTGTTTTTCCAGTAAGAGTTTTTACGAATATTTGCATTTATTATTAATATATCTTTTTTTTTTAAATATTAATTATCTTTTATTCAAAAAAATATAATTAATATATTAAATTAGTAATCAAACAAATAAGTTTTATATCCATTGGTATTATGCTTTTGTTCTTTGACACGCTTTTCTGCATTCTTTTTCATTGTTGGATAATCTCGGTTATTTTTTTCTGATGGCGGTGATCTAACATAAATCTGACATCCTGGTTTTGTGACAAAAGCATGTGAACCTATCTCAATACATCTTTTCTTTACCTCTAAAAATGGTGTTGTAGAAGAAAATACCAAACGATCATCACCATTGCAAATATTAGTGTCATATACCTCAAATTCTTCTCCTTCATGTATACCTGAATTATCAGGATTTAATGACTGATTTTTCTCTTTTTCTTTCTGTTCAAAAAGCAGAATTTGGAGACGAATGTTCTCCACCTCTTTTTCTGCTGCAGAGACTTGTGCTTGTGCGAGAGCGAGTTTCAATTGGAGGACTTCCATTGTTGATCTTTATAAGAAGGTAAAAAAAAGTTTCAAATTTATAATAAGATAATAAAGAATTTACTGGGGTTTCTTACCTAGGCGTCTGATGATAAAGAATTTACTGGAGTTTCTTACCTAGGCGTCTGATGATAATACCTCGCACACTTGATTGAGCGCTTTCTCTGTGCTCGAAACTATACCAATGATTACTACAATCAACTTTCATGATATTGTATAAATGCTGAATAGCACTCTCATTTTCTTGTTTGTTTTCTGTCATCCATGTATCCAACGCTTTTCTTGTCCGTATTTTCTCTTCCTGCAAAATACGATCAAAACGTACATCTATAGAATCACCTTCTGCAGGTCGGCGAGGAATACCAAATCCTACACGATCCCTTTCAGCTTTACCGTGAGATCTTGATGAACGCACACCTTTCTTAGATTTTCGCCGACCAACAGGGACAGAAGATTCTCTCTGGGCAGAGGGCGGCGGCGGAGGCGGCGGCGGAGGAGCAAGTGGTGGAGGCGGCGGCGGAGCAAGTGGTGGCGGCGGCGGAGCAAGTGGAGGCGGCGGCGGAGCAAGTGGTGGAGGTTAGTAAAGATCAATTGGTTTATTATTGTAAAAAATCGAGATTTAGTGATAATGATGATGATTCATTATATGAAGAAGAAATATCTGAAGAAGACTCTGATTAATATTTTTAATTCTTATTATTATTAAATTTGATTATAGAAATATTGCTTTAAATAAATTTAATATCAGAATGGATATGAAAAAAAGCAACATTCGTGAATTGGAAGAAGCAAAGTCTAAAGGGGGAAAACTTATAGGAAATCGTTTAGATATGGAACCTAATACAAATTTCTCAAAAGGTAGGGGGGGAAAAAATGGTAACAATGATACCGATTTTATTATACAAGGTAAAACAGGTAATAAACCTGTAACAGTTGAGTTAGGAAAAATTCTTGCTAAGTATGAAATATCAACAATAAATAATATGTTTAAAGTAATTATTAATAATGCTAAAATAAATAATACATATAAATTTAAGATTGGTGAAATATCATTCACATTACCTAAATATTTGTGGTTTATCGAGAAACACTTTATATTATACAAAAATGAAGAAATACAAGAATTATATAGTATCATACAACAATTAATGATGATAGGTGTTAACGATAATGGTAGATATCAAACTGGTGAGAATTCAGGGTTTATTAATCATATGTCAACTGCTTTATCTTCAGTCCATTTATTTCATCATGAAGGTAATAAGGATATTAAAGGATTATTAAAGAAGAAAAAAATTACAGATTATGATACTTTTATGAAACGTTTGTATGACGGCAATATTATTAGATATGATGATATAGTAAATATCATTTAATCTATTAAATTATTTACTACATCACATTCTTCATCAGTTAATTTAAACATTTTAAATAAATCATTATCATTATATTTTTTTGTAAAATCTATTTCTGGAATACAATCCCATATAAATGGTGGTATAAATACTGTCGACGCATAATTATATGTTATAAATCTAATTAATTTACTCTTGGATAAATACCAAATAATATTACATTTTATTTCATTATTAACCTTAATATATCTACCATCATCTCCATATTTATCAATTAAATTAAATGTATGAGTACCACCCTTTTCTTTTATACTACTATATCTTTTCCAGTGCCTTGGGATAAATAAATATTCATTTTTATTTAAATTATCTTTTTTTAATTTCAAGAATTCAACTTTTTTTAATTCATTATATAATACTTTATCTGAAATATTTTTAAATATAATATCATTGGATGCGGAGGGTGTTGGAATATTCAAATTAATATATTTAATTTCATCATTTTTAAATATTGTTTTAACATTTTCATTATTAATATTATCTTTTTTATTTCCTAGAAAATACCCTATATCAGTTGATACATTAAAATCATTTGTTGTATGATATATATACTCTACATTAAATTTATTGATACATTTATTTGCGGCATGATTAGGTATTAGGAATCTATTAGGTATTACAAATAATATTAATCCATTTTCTTTTAAATTATTATAAGCATATTCCATAAATTTAACATAAAAGTTAGAGTTTTTACCTTTATTATATGGTGGATTTTCTACAAATGCATCAAATCCATCTAAATTCCATTTACCTTTAATATCTATTTCTAAACTATCACCAATATTGAAATTTACATACTTCATATATTCATTATATGAATTACCTGTATAGGACTGTGCATGTAGACATAATAATAGTTTTGTTACAAAAACATTTATTTTATCTAAATCTGATATATAAATACAATCTCTAATTATAATAATACATCTTTCATTAGGATCTGGATATTTTTCTTCTAAACCATTATAGAATCTATCAAATAGAGATAACACTATATTCCCCTTACCACAAGATAATTCACCTACTTTTCTAATATCTTTCCAGAATTCTAATGATATAAGTGAAGTCATTTTATCTGATAATTGTGGTGGTGTAGGCACTTCGGCATTTTTTTCTTTTTGTTCTAATGATAATAAACTTAATTTCATATATTTATCAATTATAATTCTATATTCACAAGGTTTACATTTTTCATATAAATTAATTAAATCTTGTACAATAATATTATTTTGTAACATTGATTTTATAATAATATTATATATTATTATTTTTGTACCTTTAATATCTAAAATATCTATAAAATATTCATTTAATTCTTTATAATCATCTTTATTAAAATAATCTTCTATATTCTTTACAGATTTATCTATACTCATTATAAATGCACAAAATGGTAGAATAGAAATTTTTATAAATTCCTCTGTTTTATTTATTTTAAATAATTCAAATGCTGAAATTATTTCTTCATCGGTAAATTTTTCTTCTTCATCTTCACCTTTTTTATCATCTGTGTTAACGATTAAATCTTTATCTAGTTGTATTTTTTTCTTATCACCTTTTTCTAAATCTTGTTGTTTACCTTGTAAGTTATCATTTATTTTAAAACTATAATTTAACTTAAATGATTTAATATCAAGTAAATCCTCACATCTAAAATTATTTATAATAGATTTTTCATCTATTGTAGTATTAATTTCTTGTTCAAGTTTATCAAAATATTCTATTTTAGATTCTTCTGTACAATCATAAAAGTTTAATTCTTGTGGATTAAATAAGAATATATTTTGTTCATAAAGATATCTTAAATTATTCGATATTGTTTGATTATTAGTTTCTTTGAATTCTCTTACAAATCTATTCATATATAATAGTGACCTTTGTAAATTTAAATCTACATTAATACCTATTGTTTTACCTTCTCTTTCAGTCATAGATCTATAGTATGCTTGTTTAGCACTATCTATATCAGTACCATTATCAAGAGATATAGTTACATCACAATTGTGATATGTGATTCCTACCTTACCTTGATTTCCTAAGAATAAGATACAACCTCTTTTCTTAAATTTTTTAGTTTCTTCCATAGAATAATGTATTAACTCAAGGTAATCTTTATTTTCATCACAAGAATTACCTTTACTACAAGAATATGATATATGATAGTTTTTCCATAAATCTTTTTTCTTTATATAGTTATATAATGCTTTTTCAATTAAATCAATAGGTCCTATATTAGGACCATATGGAAGATAGACTAAGAATAGTTTAGGATTATCACGAGATGATTTTTCATCTACCATACCATAATTACTTTGTGTAGATTCTATGATTTTCATTATTGTATCATCATTATTAGGATCATTTGATATAATTGATTTTAATAAATCTTCTAAAAATTCATCACCTTCAGTAGTTGTTTCTAACTGAAATTTACCAGTGAATCCTTTTCCAGTCTTCTTTAATGAAAATGGTGATTCAAAACTAAAACCTTTTTTAGAATAATTATTTTTTTCATTATATTTATTAATTTTATCTATGATATTCATTGATAATTTAGGCTGAAGTAATACTTGTTTTGGACATTTAGAATAATCTTTATTTAAAGTATCTTTATCAATAATTCTTTTAAACAAATCCTTATTGATTCCACATTTACTATGGCGTTTATTCATGAAATCAATATTAATATCTTTTTCTATATTTTCATTTATTAGTTTCATTTTACTTTCATCAATAGTATCCCATTTACAATTACATCTTTCAGGAATTCTATAATAATCAAGAGTTTTATTACTAGTACCTGATGCAAATATATTTATCAAACTTTCATTATTAGTTATATTTATGATTTTCTGAAATGTATTAGAGTTTGATGAATGTAAATGACACTCATCAAATACATTAACATCAGGATTTAGTCCTTTTAATTTATTCATTTTTTTATCATTATCATCATTTTTAAGATATTGAACACTACAAAATATTATTCCATGAAAATTATCATCAATATCCATAAATTCATTTTGAGTTTTATAGTTAATCCCTTTAAATTCATTATATTTTTTTAATTCAGATATAAAACTACTTAATAATTGTTCTGGCATAACTGATGTCATTAATAAAATTTTCTTTTTAAATTTAAGGAGTGCTTTACATATAAATAATAAAGTAATAGTTTTGCCAGATCTTGGTTTATGAGATAAAAGATGCCTATTTTCACCATCGGAAATATTATTCATAATTATTTTAAAAGCAAGGTACTGATGTAATTTCAAAATAAGATTTTTTCTGGGATTATTCAAATATTCATCATTCATCCACTCAATCACATCATTGACATTTTTAAAATTTAGTTTTCTAAGTTTTTCTTGAAATCTTTCATATGCAATCATTACATCTTTTTCGTCTAAAAGTAAATTATCTTCTATAACTTTATCTAATGCTAGTTTATCTTCATCTTTATCATGCATAAATTTATGATTTATATATAAATTTTTGTCTTTTACTATCAAAGATAATTTGTATTTACCGCCTTTTTTCTTCATAGTACTGTCTAGTTTTACTAAATCAGTTTCACCATATGAATTATGATATTTAATACTGGTAGGTATGATATAACCATCTAATTCATATGTTCTATCTGATTTATTACCATGTTGTCTAATAGGTTGATTAAACATATTTTCATCATTAAAATTTGTTAATTCTATCATAATAGAGTCATTAATATGATTTTTATAATACTTATCATATTGAATTAGAAATTTTGATGCCATCAATGTATCACATATAGTTTCAAAAATAAATCCTGTATATGAAGTATCATCCGGTTTACAACCAATCAAAACCTTATATGGGATACCATTATTAATTTCTTCTAATATTTTTATTCTAAATTTGTAAGGATCTTGACTCATTTTATATTTGTTAAAAAAATGTTTAAATAATTTCAAATTTATTAGTTACCATGGCAAATACAACATTGATATATTTGTTTATAATATTCATGTTCTTTCATTTTTCCTTCTAAAGATTCTATTATTTTTTTTAATTTATTATATTCATTTAAAAGATTTTGATAATCTTCTTTTATTTTTGTATCTAATATTTCTTCATTTTCCTCCTCATTTTTTTCTTTATTTTCTTCTTCTGTTTCTTCATTTTTATCCTCTACTTTCTCATCTATTTTTTCTTCTTCTGTTTCTTCATTTTTATCCTCTACTTTCTCATCTATTTTTTCTTTTTCAGTTACTTTTTTAACGTTTTTATTTACTTTTTTAGATTGTAAATTGGGTTTTGATTGATTTAAAAATAATTCTTCATATTTTATCTTATCATCTTGATCAATAATTATTTCTAGGAGTTTTTTACTTTTAATAAGACGACCTTTTTTTGTTTTAAAACCATTTAATTCTTCATATTTATTTAATAAATATTCTGATAATTCATATCGTGAATCCCCTTTAGGCATCTTCTTTTTAATACTAACCTTATAGTATTTCAAATTTATTTAAAAATATTTCACTAAATTATATAAATGGGTTATATTTATCTTCTTCAACCAGTTGAATTCGTTACAAAGAATAAAAATATTTATAAAATTGGTAAAACAAATCAGAATAATACACTACAAAGACTTCGAGGATATGATAGAGGTTGTAAATTATATATTGAGATTTTTTGTGATAATTGTGATAATAAAGAAAAAAAATTATTAGAATTATTTAAAATAAATTTCACTCAATATAATGATAATGATTATAATGAATCAAGAGAATATTTTATAATTGATGATATTAATAAAGCAGTATTTATAATTCATGATGAACTAAATAAATTTAAAGGACCAATTGAAAAACCTAATGTTTCTTTACCTTGGAGACTTTTAGGATATTAATATTATTTAAATACATTTTTTTAAATTATATAAAATGGAAGATTTACCTGAATTTGCAATTATCATTGAAAAATTAAATACAGAATTAGAAGAAGAAAGAAAAAAATATGAAAACAAAATTAAATCATTAGAAGAACAAATTAATATTCTCAAAAAAAAATATGAACCTGAAAGGAATACATTAACATTAATTCATCATTGCATAAGATCAGCGAATCACCACAATATTGCTAAAGTGATTCACGGTTTGAATCGTGGACAATATAAATGTATTTCTTTGAAAAAGAAGATCTGGCAAAAAAAAAATGAAGAAGGAATCTTTGTTCCAACCGAAGGTGAAGTTCATTCTAAGAGAATGATAGAAGATTCATTAATCGTTTTTCATAATGAAATAAGAAAAATTGAAGATATTATGGAAAATAATCCCGATCATCCTATGTATGAATCATTTCATTTTAATTCTAGTAATATCAGTAAAATATATTATTCACTTCAAACTGAAAAAACAAGAAATCATATATTAAGAGAAATCAGAGAACAGTTCTATGATAATTAATTAATTTAAAAATTAAAATAATATAATATTATAAAATGTCTGCTATTTGTGTTTTTACTAATAATTCTCATAAAAATATTAAAGGTAATGTTGTATTTAAACCTACAAAAAGAGGTTTACAGATAAATGTTAATATGGAAGGATTGAAACCTGGACTTCATGGATTTCATATACATCAATATGGTGATCTATCAGAGGGGTGTGGTTCTTTATGTTCTCATTATAATCCTACAAATTCTGTTCATGGATCTAGAAATTCAAAAGAAAGACATCTTGGAGATTTAGGAAATATAATAGCTGATAATAATGGTCGAACGAGTATGACTATTTATGATAAATCTTTATCAATAAATGGTAAATATGGTATCATTGGAAGAAGTGTTGTTGTTCATCTTGATGAAGATGATATCGGAAAAGGAGGTCTTGATAAAAATAATAATATTATTAATGAAGAGGTACATAAAGAAAGTCTTAAAACAGGTAATGCTGGTAAAAGAATTTGTTGCGGAGTTATTGGTTATAAAAAAGATTAATAATTTGTAGTTATATGTGCTGCAAGTAATGAATAAAATAATTTTTTTTCTAGATTCATTGGTTCATCAATATGATAAATTAATTTATGAATAGTATTCAATAAATATAAATTATTTAGGATAAAAAAAAATCCTAATACTAACAATAATATTTCATTAAGATCATTTTTAATTATATGATTAACTGAATGAAAACAAAGATAAAATTTTACTACATTTAATGTTATCTTATTTTTTCTATTATAATAACCAACAATAATTCCTGTTGATAATATTATATAAGATAAGGGATTAGGTAAAAATATAAGGTCTGATGAAAAATGTAAGATACTTTTAGTAATAATAATAAAATAAATGAAATTATCTGGTAAAAATAAAAAAAATAACGGAAAAAATATATAATACAGATAAAAATCTGGTAAAAAAAAATCTGTTAAACCGTGAAAACCAATAATAGAATAATTTATCTTTTGAATTAATTTCATTATTAATTTATGATTAATTTTTTTTTAAATAATAAAAAAAGTTTCTAAACTATCTAACTATCTAACTATCTAATCTAACTATCTAACTATCTAAACCTAAGAGTGGAAATATGATACAAGTTCTACTACTTCTGCCTTATCCCATATGGCGCAAGTGGGAAGATAGATGCAGACGAGCGCCTTGGTTGGTTTGTGGGCGGAAGGTCCCGAAAGTCTTTCCGGACCTTCTATCGGAGTGATCGTCACCTCGGGGAGAGGAAAGTCACAGTTCTCGCAGTCTATATGCATCGGCATCGGACCATACCACGACTTGACGCGCTGTCGCTGAATGCCTTGGATGAGCGAATTCAGATTCTTGCCGTTGCCACCGATGATCAGACCGATGTTCTCTGGATCGAGAGGAACGTCGAATTGATAGGAGAAACCAGAACGCTGAATGCCGTCGTAATCCGTCACAGACTCAACGATCGATGTCAACATTTGCTCGGTGGGGAGTTTAGGATGAATCTTAGTCGCACGCCATAGATTGCGCCCCTGAGGTCGAAACTCCATCTCCACAAGGACAAACTCATGAGGACGAAGCGGTTTGCAGTTGAGCAGGGGTTGCTTGATGCCTGGCGGACCCGCGACGTTAGTAGCGTAACCCCACGGAATATATACGCTGGTCTGTCCGGCGATCGATGCCAAAGACCAGGTTGATTCGACCCTGACGATTTTCACCTCCTGGACCGCCACGCTAGGCAGGCGCTCGGCGAGAGCAATAGATGTACAATCTGCGATAACAGATGGAACGCCAGGCAAGGACCAGAGGATCTTCTCTTGAGAATAAAGCCAATCGGCGGCTTCTTCCATCATAGACTCGTGATCTTCGTGCTCGGATTGAAGCTGAAGAAAGGCGATGTCATTGAGAAGTTGCTCATGCGCGGCGGCGTGCGCAGTAGCATCGTCAGTGCCGCGGGCTTTGGAAGCCCACGAGGGAAGTTTGGGCACGACAAAAGGCGCAGCGTCGGCGTCAAGCGAGGAGTTAACGCGACGAGGCGTAAGGGAACCGACATCGTGACCTTTTTCCAGATCCTCAGGTGCCAATGAAGGCACGAAAGGGCGAGGGTTTGTCTCCACTATCTGCGTCGCGTGGAGAGGTTGCCCATTGAGCATTGGGATGTACACACCTTGTCCCTCATACTCCATCATGGTGCCTGCCGGATAGACAGGACCAGGAGGAGAAGGGGCACCAGAGCGGGAATCACCAAATTTCAAGAAAAGGGTCATTTTGTCGGTAGGTTGCGAAGTTCGAATGTATTTGCTCTTTACAGTCGATAGCAGGTTGGATTTTGGAAGTAGTATAATCCAATTTCAAATTTTTAAGAATGTTGCTCTTCTTATTAATTATATTGCTCTTATTGTATCTTCTTTAATATTGCTCTTACTATTAGTTACATTGCTCTTGTTATTACAGCAAATCAATATTGCTCTTACTATTAGTTATATTGCTCTTTTTATTTTGTAAATTTGAAATTGTCTCTATCCTTCTAAAAACACAAAACGCTATTACAATGCCTGTCTACAACCGCGACCTAAACTGCTGGATCTCTACAAACCCGTGCGCCTTCGTCACCAGCGACGAGGATTACGACGACGAATACGAAATCGACTATCCGACTGACTCAGAGGAGGAGGGGTCAGAAGAAGAGGAAGATTTCGGATATGAGTATTTTCTGAGAGGAGAGAAGGAAATTCAGAAGATCTGGGATGAATTGCCTGGTCGAGAGGCAGCGTCCACTGTGATTCAGAGATGGTGGCGACGGATTCATTAGTACACATATAGTCTCTCATTAGTCATAGTTTCTCCATAGTTATTCTCCATATATTCATTATTAGTCTCTCCATAGTTAGTTTTTTTTATCTTTATCTTAATAAATTTGAATAAATTATTTTCTTCTAATAAAGACAACTGAACTCTAATGCCAATTCACTCTGAAACACACACTCATTATTCTGCTGCGATCATTCAAAAATGGTGGCGGAGTATCTCTCAAAGAAAAATACCATTGTCATTCCATGACAATACAGAAGTTGAAAAGGAAAAAGAAGAAGTAGAAGAAGAAAATTGTCCCATATGTCTTTCACATATCGTTGATTCTCAAGATGTCTGTATTACAGAATGCAAACACAAATTTCACCTAAAATGCATACTCCAATCTTCTTCAAAATCTTGGGGTTCCTCACGTTGTCCTCTCTGTAGAAATACACTTTTGCCTGAAAATACCCAAGATGAAGGCGGACACTCAGTAGAAGAAGCGTCGCATGAAGAAAATGATCAAGAATTATTTGAGAATGACGAAGATTTATACTGGTCATCTTTTCTGGAACTTTCCTATTTAGATTCCGAACACATACCTTTACCAGAAGAAGATAATGATGTTGAATCCGATTGGCCAGGTGCCACATCGCAAATGGTTGAATCAGAAATGAACCAACACCAAATTGATATTTGTTCAGAATTAATGATGAGAGCATTTGAAACCGCACGCACAATCCACGAGACAACTCATAGAACAGAAATGGAAGCATTAGCAAATAGAGGACAATTAATGTATGATAATGGATTTCGTGAAGGTAGAACTGCTGTTGATGAAGAAATTAGGAGTTTAAGAGAACAATTGAATACTGCGCAATCAGAAATCATTAGACTTTTAAAAGAAAAAATAGGTGTAGATGAGAAAAAAAAAGGTAAATCCAAATTATAATAATCAAACAATACTATAAAATTTTTTATCTAAATATTGTTGTAAATAATTGTAAAATTATTTATTCCATGATTATATCTAATATCTTGATAAATCATTCCAACATATGAATCAAAATATCTTCTATAAAACATTTTTTCTAACAATTTATAGAAATTAGGTTTTGTTTCCCTATATTCATTAAATACTTCCAATTTTGCATAATTATTATGTAATTCTTCCTCTATTTCATAAATAGTTTTCAAAACAAGGTCTGGTAGCAATTTATATATATTTGTTTCTAAATAGATTCCATTCAAACCATAAGAGATAATTTGTTTATTAATATCATTAGGGAGTTCTGTTCTAAGTAGTGAAAGCGCCAGTATACGAACTCTAATCTTTTGCTTACGAATACTTTCTTTATTCAGTTCCAAAATAATATCATCATTTTTCCCTTTATCAATAATAGTTTTGTATTTATCATTATAACTAAAACCATCTTCCAAATCTTTTCTTTTAAGATTTAACAAATCTTCTTTAGTAAGTTTAATTTTTGGTTTTTTTTCTTTCTCCTCTATATATTTAATGAAAGGATTAGAATTTTTTTCTATTACTTTTCTATGAAGTTTATTCTTAAGAAGATCTTTATGATTAATATGATTTCTTGTTTGTGTCCCTGTCTTCTTTGAAAAATGATGATCCTGTTTCTTCATAGAAACCCTACTTTTCGGTTTATCCTTTTCATTTCTTCCCTTCTTTAAGAACTGATTTTTGCAATTTTCCATATCTCTTTTCTTCTTTGACATTTGTTTTTGTTTGTTCATATGATTTTTTGAAGTAATCTTCATTATTTGTTTAATATTTTAAACAACAAAAATCAAATTTACTAAGATAATATTAACCAAGTTTTTAATTCCCTTATTTCTTCTAATATACCTGAATTCATTTCATGTGTTACTTTATCTTGTGATAAAAAATTTATATCATACCCCTTTTTTATATATCTATCATATGAACTTTTAGAAACTTTATATCCAATTGAATCATCTTTAATTCCGTGACAAACCCATATATTTTGTTTATATGTTTTAGATTTATCTGTAAAACTTGGTATATGACCTTTAAATCCTATCATACCACCTAATGATTGTGGGTATGTTAATCCTGCATCCAACATTGTACAACAACCTTGTGAATACCCGCCTAAAAAAACTTTTTTAGGATCACCTAATGATTTAATTTCTGAATCCAAAATACTATGAATAAATTTTCTTGATTCTTTTAAATCTTTATGACTTATTTTTTCTTCTTCTGTTACTAATTCTGTTTCATAATCATACCATGCTGTATATTGCTTTCCTTTATAACAAGTTATTTTTCGTTTAGGTGCTTGTGGTAAAATATAATTCATTACTACACCCTTAGGTAAGATTTTATCTATTTTTTTTGTAAAATATTCCATATCTTCTGCTTTCATAGTGAATCCATGTAAAAAAATCATTGAATGAGTATTTTTTACCATTTTTGATTTTGCTGCCATTTAGTAAATTAAATAAAAAAATTTATTAAATAACATTATTATTTAATTCCTTTTAAATTTTGATTTATTAAATTTTGATTTATTAAATTTTGATTTATTAAATATGACTTCTCCTATCTGATATAATTTATACATTTAAGACCTATTCATACTATCTTTAAAAATAATTCTGATCTTAAAATATTTATTGATGACAATTCATTGAATTCTTTTGACATGGGATTTAGATTTTTTCTTTTTTTCCTTTTTTTTCTTTTTATTTGTCTTTTTTTCCTTTTTTTTCTTTTTATTTGTCTTTTTTTTCTTTTTATTTGTCTTTTTATTAGATCCTTTTCTATTTTTTCTATGGATATAATTAATAAATTGTCCAACTATTTTTATTCTTTCTTTTTCTGATTCTTGAGGATTAGATATATTATTTGCTTTATTTAATCTTTCTTTATAAATTTTTATTATATTACTATGTTGATTTTCATCGGCTTGTTTTATAAATCTATGAATTAATTCTATTTTTGATGGAGATGTTATTAATTTACTTATTGTTTCAATTAAGTCAACTTCAATATCATCAGTTTTTGCTAATGCTAGTTTTTGTTCACTTTTTAATAGTTTAGAAATATCAGAAAGATATTCTTCATGAATCATTTTTGTTAATTCATTATTATTAGGTTTATCACCATGAATGTCTGGTAATTCAGGATCTGCCCCTTTATATATTAATAATTTTATCATATCTTCATCTTCATATTCAGTTGCCCAATGTAATGGTGTTAAATGAAATGATTCATCTCTTATATTTGGATCAGCATCATTATCTAATAATAATTTAACAATATCATTATGTTGGTTTTCACAAGCATGATGTAATAATGTATAACCATCAC